CTGACCCAAGCCACTCCTGGCATTGAGAGCCTGGTGCGCACCGACCTGACCGACGGCATCCTCGCCGCTCTGGATTCCGCCATCATTAACGGTTCCGGTTCTTCAGGTCAGCCCACCGGTATCCGCAACGTGTCGGGCATCGGCTCCGTCGCCATGGGCACCAACGGTGGCGCACTGACCATGGAGAAGGTGGTTGATCTTGAGACTGAGATCCTGCAGGACAACGCCCTGGTGGGCAACGCTATGGCGTATGTCACCAACGCCAAGGTTGTCGCTGGCCTGAAGAAACTGCGCGCTGGTGGTTCCACCACCGGTGATGGTTCCTTCCTGTTCAACTCTGATCTGCAGGCCATCGGTCGCGGCCCCACGCCTCTGACCCTCAACGGCTACCCGATCGCCACCACCAATGCGATCCCTTCAAACCTCACCAAGGGCTCAAGCTCTGAGGTTTGCTCGGCTCTGGTTGCTGGTGACTTCAGCCAGGCAATGGTTGGCTTCTACGGCAACGGTCTTGAAATCGTTGTGGGTGAAGATTCTGACGACTTCGCCAAGGCACTCAGCTCTGTCCGCGGCATCATCTCCTTTGATGTTGCTGTGCGCCACGCTCAGTCCTTCGCAAGCATCGAAGACATCACCACCGCTTGATAACGGGGAGGGGGCCGGCAACGGCCCCTTTTTTTTCTTATGAAAATCACCTGCACAAGAGGCGTCATGGCATCTGGCAAGGCTCTCGAAGCCGGTCAGACTTATGACGTGTCCGACAAAGACGGCGCTTTGCTAATCACCATGGGCAAAGCTGTTGAGGCAAAGGCCGAGGAGGCCAAGCCCAAACGCACCCGCAAACCAAAGGCTGATGGCGCTAGCTGATTTCCTAACCAATGACCTAGACGTTTTTTTTGACAATCCTTTCGGCGTGTCTGCAACAGCAGGTGCGACGACGGGAAAGGTCTTGTTTGATCAGCCTGATCAAGTCTTAGCCGGTGGCATGGTTCTGTCTACTGACTACCAGATCACGGCTAAGGCCTCTGAATTTGGAACACTGACGGCAGATGATGCGATTACTGTCGATTCAGTTGATTACACCGTGAGGGAGACACGCCTGTTAGGTGACGGGCTGCTCTGTGAAATCACGCTTCAGAAGACATGACGACAAAGCGCGAATCAATCCTTGCTGATATTGCCTCAAGCCTTGCAGGCACGGTGCAGGTTGGAACGCGCATCTATCGCAGCCGTGTTGTGCCGCTAAGCCGTGGCGAATCACCCGCCATCGTTGTTGAGCCTGTTTCTGACACAGCAGAACAAAACACTTCGCTTCCGACCCTTGACTGGTCATTAACTGTGCGCGTCTCCGTCATTTGTCGCGGTGCAGTGCCAGACCAACAGGCAGATCCGATCGTGGAAGATATGCACAGCAAGATTGTTGCGGACTTAACTTTGGGGGGCTACGCCATTGACGTTCAGCCTGAGTCAGTCAGTTTTGAAATGCTTGATGCTGATCAACCTGCGGGCGTTATTTCTTGCACTTACGTTGTCCGATATAGAACGTCAGTGGCAGACTTAAGCAGTTGACCTACGGCTAACATGGAAGGCGTAACCCCAGGCGAAGGCGGCTCTTATCTGCTGGACCCTAAAACCGGCAAGGTTCAAGTCCTGCACAAGACCGAGCCAGCACCCACCACTCCTGAATCTGAGGATCTGAACGATGCCCCTGAAGTCTCGGAAACGCCTCCTGAGGGCAAAGATTGAAAGCAGCTATGGCACTGATCCAACTCCTGCCGGAACAGATGCTGTTCTTGTCCGCAGTCTTGAAATCACCCCTCTCAATGCTGACGTTGTTGAGCGTGAGTTGATCTTGCCTTACATGGGCAATTTCGAGCAGCTGCTTGGCAATCAACACGTTGAAATCACTTTTGAGGTTGAGCTGGCTGGCTCGGGTGCAGCAGGCACTGCACCTGCTTGGGGTCCCATCATTCGGGCTTGTGGTTTCAGTGAAACGATCGCAGCATCAACCTCTGTCACTTATGCCCCTGTGAGCAGCAGCTTTGAAAGCTGCACCATCTACTTTGACAATGATGGTGTTCTTCACAAGATCAAAGGTTGCCGAGGCACTTTCTCAATGACTTGTGAGCTGAATGCCATTCCGGTGATTTCGTTCACGATGACTGGGCTCTACACAGAACCCACGGATGTGTCTATCCCAAGCCACACCTACAGCAATCAAGCAACACCTGTTTTGTTCCGTCAGGGCAACACCAGCAGCTTTGAGATCTACAGCTACGCAGCCGCGTTGCAATCTTTCAGCCTTGATATGGCTAACGAAGTTCTTTACCGCGAACTGGTTGGCGGCACAAAATCTGTTGAGATCACTGACCGTCGCCCATCTGGAGAGGTTGTGATTGAAGCGCCAACAATCACACAGAAAAACTTCTTTAGTGCTGCAACTGGAACATCTACTGGCAGCCTGAACTTTACTCACGGTACAGTTGCAGGGAACATTGTTGATTTCAGCTCTCCTCAGGCTGACATCGGGGCTCCGTCTTATTCAGACCAAGACGGCATTCAAATGATGACTCTCCCTTACATGTCAACTCCGACGACAGCTGGCAACAATGAACTGTCCTTAGTGCTGACTTAATTCATGGCTTTCGTTCTCAAGCAATCGGACACCTACACTTGGCCGATCACGCTTGTGATTCCTGTTGATGGCGGCAGGCGCGAAAAACACACCTTTGACGGTGAGTTCAAGCGTCTGCCTCAAACGCGCATCAATGAGATTGTTCGCATTGCGCGGGCAACGGAACGTAACCGTTTCGATGCTGAGGAGGAAGTCCTAGAGGATCAAGCAGCTTGTGCTGAGATCTTGGTGGGCTGGTCAAACGTTGTAGACGACGACGGCAACGAAATCCCGTTCAGTGTCTCTGCGCTTGATCAGCTTTTGGAGCTGCCAACCATTGCCGGACAAATCGTCCGCGCATGGTTTGAAAGCCTTGAGGTGGCAAAGAGAAAAAACTGACTGAGGCTGTCGATCACTGGTTTGGTGATAACGGCGGCCAAAACGATGAATTGAAACGCGATGCAGAGCGGCTGAATATCCAGCTGCCTGCTGAGATGTTTGAGCCTGAAACCTTTGCGATATGGCCTGAGCATCTCGACGTTCTTGAGATGTTCTTGCGTTGTCAGACCCAATGGCGGTCTGGGCCTAATGGCGTGATCGGGCTGGACTACAGCGTGGTGTTAGAGCTTTGTCGGCTTTATGATGTGCAAGACAGGAAACAGCTTCTCAACGATTTGCAAGTAATGGAAGGTCATGCCCTCCAACTGATCGCTGAGGCTGCTGAAAAGCAGCAAAAAGCTGCCCGCCGTAAAGCCAGGAAATCATGAACCTGAACAGCGTTCTGCGGATTACGGCAAGGGTCACAGGCGTTCGTGAGTTCACAAAGCTCGATCGCGCAATTAAGAAGACTGAAAAGGCTGCAAGGGAGGCTGAGAAGGGTTTCAAGAAAATGCTTGATTCCCGGTTGTTTAGGACTGCTGCTGTTGCTGCTGCAGGCTTAACTGCAGCCATTGCTCTGTCAACCAAGGCTGCCATTGACTTTGAATCGTCGATGGCTGACGTTCGCAAAGTTGTTGACGGCTTAGAAAGCCCGAAAGCTTTTGCTGAGATAAATCAAGAGATTTTAGATTTGTCTAGCAACATGCCGATCACTGCGAAAGGCTTTGCTGAGATTTATGCAGCAGCGGGCCAAGCAGGCATTGCTAGGGAAGATCTCAAGCAATTTGCTGAGCAAGTCGCGCAAGTTTCTGTCGCTTTTGACATGACCGCAGAAGAGGCGGGCACGGCGATGGCAAAGATCATGACATCTCTAGGCTTGACCATTCCTGAGATGACAAGCTTGGGTGATGCAATGAATCATCTAAGCAACAACAGCGCAAGCACTGCCGCGCAGTTGGTTGATTTCACTTTGCGAGCGGGTCAAGCGGGTAAATCGGCTGGGCTTACTGCTGAGCAAACTGCTGCTTTTGGTTCAGCCATGATTGCTTCAGGAGCGCAAGCGGATGTGGCGGCTACAAGCTTTCGCAACATGATCAAGGCTTTGGCGCGTGGGCCGAGCATGACTGATCGGCAAATTGGGGCATTAGACCGTCTCGGTTTTGCGCAAAGTGATGCGGTGACGAATGAGGCTGTTTACTCTGACGCCGTCCGGACTGAAAGTGAAACCCGTATAAGCATTGCGCGGAATGAAACCAATCAGTTGGCGAAAGAACTTAACCGTCGGTTCCGTGATCAGATGACAATCATCCGAGACGGTTTAGACGATGAGACTGAAGAATTCACAGAAAAACTGCAGGATCAAGCTGAGGCACAGATTCAAAGCTTACAGCGAAGGCAAAGAGCAGAAATTGATGCTGCCCGAGATCGTGCTGAAGCAAGCGGCAAATCATCGCAAAAAGAGATTTATGCCATACAAGATGCTTTTGATCAGCGGATTGATGCTGTGCGCGACAAGTTAGCAGATGAATTAAAAGAGCGTCGCCGTGCAGACAGAGACAGGCTCACGGCTATTCAAGACGACATGAACGATCGGAAGGAGCTTGAATTGGCAGGGCTCGAATCGAACTTTAATGAAATAAAAGATAGAGAAAAAGCATTGATGGCGGAGCGTTTGGCGGAAATTGAAGCGCAGGCAGAAGCTGGCGCGACTGCAGCGGCTGAGGCTCTCGCAAAAGGATTGCAGGAGGATGCAATCGGAACTATCACTGATGTCTTTAATAGAATTCGTGAGCTTCCAAAAGAGGCACAGCTGTCTGTTGTGTCTGATCTGTTTGGCGATGAAGCCAGGGCCATTTTGCCGCTGATTAACAACACTGAGCTACTTGAGAAATCAATGGCTCTGGTTGGTGATCAGACTGCTTACGCAGGTTCAACCCTTGATGAATTTTTAGTGAGGGTGAACACTACTGGCAATCAAGTCCAGCAAGCGCAAAATCAAATTCAGAATTTGTCCATTGTGTTCGGGCAGACATTTGCTCCGGCATTAGCCGGATTGCTTGAAGCTCTTGCTCCTGTGATCAACTCTTTCACTTGGCTGATTCAGAATGTCCCAGGGCTTGGCCCGATTCTTGGCATCTTAAGCGCTGCTTTTATTGGCTTGGTTGCGATTCTGCCAGCCTTGGGTGGTTTGGTCACAGTTATGGGAGCGATCGGAGGCAAAGCCGCTTTATTTGGTGGCGTTGCCGTTGCGATTGGCGGGATAAAAACTGCATTGCTTGCCGTTGGAACTGCGTTGACTGGCCCCTTAGGACTAGCTGCGTTGCTTGGCGTTGCGATTGGGACTGCCTATACCTTCCGGGATGAGATTGGCCAAGCTTTTACGGCAGTTGGTGAATTTATTATGGGGGCTTTTGAGCCATTATTGAGCTTTATTGATAACACCTTTATTCAGCCAGCAATGGATGCTGTTCGAGGTTTGCACGATTTCTTCGTTAGCGTGTTTGAAGCCATTGGTGGCGTAATTAGAGCCCCTCTAGAGGCTGCAATCAATGCAGTCAAAAGCACTCTCAACATTGTTATTCAGGGGGTTGCTTCAGGTATAAATTCTGCAATTCGTTTTATAAATAATGTTATCAAAGGCGCAAATCGGCTACCAAAAGTCAACATTCCTCTCATTCCAACTATAAGCATCCCTGAGTTTGCAGAGGGCGGCATGGTTACAGGCCCTACTTTGGGATTAGTTGGCGAGGCTGGCCCTGAATACATTGTGCCGGCAAGAAAGGCCGAAGCATTCGCGCAAAATTATCTGGCAGGCATTCGTGGTCCTGCAGCAATTCCACGTTTTGCGGAAGGCGGTTTTGTTGCTCCTAGCAATGCCAATGTAAGCATTCAGACAGGGCCAGTGACTCAAATGAATGGCCAGAATTTTGTCACCACACAAGACATGACCAAAGCCGTTCAAAGCGGTGTTCAGCAAACGCTGAACATTCTTCGCCGTGACAATGGCGTTCGTTCTCAGTTGGGGCTGGCCTGATGGCAAACTATGACGTCATGTGTTTCATGGAGTATTACGCCGACCGGACCAGCGTTGTTGATGGCTCTGGGATCCGTACTCCAACTAGGCAGTGGCAAAATTTCTTCCAGGAAGGTCAGACGCTCGGGTCTGCAGACACTAAATCAAATTCAACTTATTACTATCTGGCGTTTGATGCGCAAGGCTTTGGGTCAACTGACGCCTCAGCGATCAATGACTTTTCGGTGAAATTGCCTGCAACAGTTGACCTAGTGGATGTCACCGATTCGGCAATCACGGCTGAAAATTTGGTTATTGCTTTTTTGTACGTTCAAGACACAGGCAGTGACTCATTTGATCCGTCAACTGCGCAGCTTGTTTCTAGATACATCGGAAGCATTGACGGCGCTACGGTTAGTGATCAGGAGGTCCAATGGACAGTCAATCCTGCAATCGATAAGTTGAACCCCCAAGTTCCGACACGAAAAATCACCGCTGATATGCTTAACAAAGTGAGGCAGAGGCTGCGATGAGCGGGCAAGTGATAGCGTTTAACGTAAGGATCATGGACACCAGCAACGTCGAGCGTTCTGGCTTGGAGATCTTTTTTACTGGGACCAGTCTCCATTACAGGGATTCGGATGGCGTTGAGTATGAACGGCAAACCTTGCTTGGGGCCGATTTTTTACTTTCACCATCCGTAGCGTTACGTATCATGAATATGTACGGAGGTTGAAATGGCGGGCAATCCTAATAAAACCAGTCAACCGAAGGGCCAGGTCGGCACGATCGCGTCCAGGAGTGATGCCAGCGTCGAGAAAAGTAAGAAGCCACAGCAGAACCTTGAGCGGGCGCAGAATGTTGCTACGGCTGGCGACACTGTGCCGATTGTATTTTGCAAACGGGTTAGCAATGCTGGCGGTGTTTGGATGCAACCGCCCTTAATCAAACAAGGTTCCTACGACTTTACCGGTACGTTCCTTTACGCAATTAGTCAGGGGGAGATGGTTGATGATCCGGAGATTTATAGAACTTGGGTTGGTGATCGGATCATTGCCCATATTCCGTCTCAAAGTGCGGTTACGGCAACGCATTTTTATACGTCTTCAGCAGCCATGGCGGCTGCGCCAAATGTTTGCCCGATAACGAGCGGCAAGTTTTTTTGTGATGCTGACTCGGCATATTATCTGATGGTTTACGAAACAACTAACTATTCGTTATATTACGAGCCAAACGAAACTAATATTCACTGGAACTTCAGGTACCTAACAGTTGGCGAGGGGGACACCTCAAACAGCGTTATCATCCATAACGGTGATGACGTAAAGATTATTGAGATTGAAACAGGGACTGACGTTACTGCTCTCTATTGGTCAACCCGCGGGGTGAGTGATCCTTCATCTGTCAATTTTTACACAAACGCTAGATATCAGAACCAGTCCATTGTTGGCGGTTACACGGTTGGAACAGTTCAACCCGGCAGCACTGACACTGACCTCTGGGGTCAGACGATAGCCTCTGCTGGATTTGATTTTTACGAAGAAAGTTTTGGTACGACAAAGCCGACCGTCATGATATTTGAAAATGGCACGGTAAATAATCAGATCAATACAAACAACTCAGCAAGTACTGGGAATTTGTTTGGTGTATTAAATGAGCGCGGCGTTTCAACTGTCCCAGACCCTGAAAATTTCCCGAGTACCTTTGATTTCACAGTTTTCGCTGACATAACTTTTTTGCAAATTGAGGGCAATTTGTATGACACAGGGATTAGCGCGTCAAAATATCCAACAACAACCCGGCAGCTTTCCGTTTTTTATGAACAGGGCATCAGCGTTGATCTTTACAGCGGAGGTTTGGTTGGTGGAGCGTATGCAACTGGCGCAAGCAATCAATTTGTTGACCTTGCAATGTACTTGTTCACATTGATTGGTCGAGCGGAGGGGGCAGCGACGGCAGATGTTTCAATGCCAATAGATGTCAGCAACCTTCAGGATATTGCTGCTTTCTGCACAAGTAATGGCACGTTCTTCAACGGTGTTGTTGAGCAGTCAATGAACGTGATTGATTACATTTCTAGGATCTCGCCATATTTCTTGCTTTCGTTTATCTCTGACAATGGCCGTTATAGCTTCCGGACTTTGCTGCCAGCCACTTCAGGAAACGCTATCGACACAACAGCCTTAACTCCTGCGGCTACCTTTTCAGAGTCCAACATATTGCCCGGCAGTTTTAGTAAAACTTACAAGGAAGCCGACGATCGTCGCGAGATCAATATCAGTTTGGTCTGGCGTGAATGCACGGCGTTTGAGGTTGGAATTCAGCGAACTACATCGGTCCGTTTCAGCACTACAGATAACGATGCCGCTACTGAGCAATTTGACTTAACCGATTTTTGCTCAACCCAGGCTCACGCTGAAATTTTTGGAAAATACCAACTCGCGTTACGTCGGCATTCAACGCATTCGATTGTTTTTGAGACTCCACTTGTGCTGTCAGGCTTGACAGTCACAGACGTGATCAAGGTGCAGCGACAACGGGTCAACAGCGTCGGAGACAACAGGGCTGAGTCTGATCATTATCAGGTGACATCTGTCAATCACGATCCAAGCGGCGTCACGAAAATCAATGCGGTTCACTTCCCGCTTAACGCATCTAACATCAGCAAGATAAGCAATGAAGTCGTCAACGGTAGTTTTGTTGTGATCTAATGGCTGACTTCCCTTCTTTAGAGCCAACGACGAGAGCATACGGCCTCGGAGATACGCCTCAAGTTTTGTTTGATGGCATTAGTGGCGTTGGTGTTCGATTTAAGCAAGGCTCTGACCGTGTGGATCAGCTTTTAAGCTTGGGCTATGAGTATCTAACTGAATCAGAAGCGAAACAGATCATTGATCATTACAACGGGCAGCAGGGAAGTTTGATTGCTTTTGATTTGCCTAGCGTTGTTTGGAGTGGATACACAACGCCGCCGGTCAGTTCTTCAGATTATCAATGGCGATATGCGAGCGCCTTTGATGTGAGCATCGCTAGTCCGTTGCGTTACAACATCAACGTTGAGTTAGTCGCAATCCCCATTTAGTCATGACCTTCCCAGCTCTAGTCCCTTCTGTTCGTACCTTCACCTCTGGGGATGTGCCTCAGTCACGTCAGCAGAGCTTATCGGGTATTGAGACAGGCTTTAGGGTTGGGAATCGCAGGGCAGAGCAAACGCTAAGCCTTGGATACACAAACTTGACTGAAACACAGCTAAACCTGATCAAGGATCATTACATCGACCGGCAAGGGACTTTTGATGTTTTCTTTCTGTCTAGTGAGGTTTGGAACGGCTACACAACGCCGCCAGTGGCCTTGGTCGATGCTTATGCCTGGCGATATGCTGGACCGCCAACAATCTCTGATGGCATTTTCGGCCGGTGGGCTGTTGATGTTGAGCTGGTCACCCATGCGATCGACATCACTGATTTTGTGATTGACGGGCGCACCGCAAGCGCTACAGATACTAGAACTTACAATGTGGATGGTGGCAGTGCCTCTGCTACACCGGCACGAACACACGTCATCAATTCGGGTTTGGCAGCATGACGATCACTCTCAATGCTTTTCAACAGCAACGCCGGGACACAGCTGCCAACTGGACAAGTCAAAACCCGACTCTAAAAGCGGGTGAGATTGGCTACGAGACTGACACTGGATATATCAAGGTGGGCGATGGGTCCACGGCTTGGACTGCGCTTGCCTACATCCATGGCACCAAGGTCAGCGCTTATCCACTGGCAACTGCAGACATCGCCAACGACGCGATCACGGCAGACAAGTTGGCCGATACATCTGTCACCGCTGGCTCCTATACCGCAGCAGACATAACCGTTGATGCGCAGGGCCGAATCACGGCAGCAGCGTCTGGAACCATCGGAACAAGCGAGATCGCTGATGACGCTGTAACTGGGGACAAGCTTGCCAATGACATCACGATCGCCAATGACCTTACGGTCACAAACAATTTAACTGTCAATGGCACGACCACGACTATCAACAGCACAACGCTGCAGGTTGATGACAAAAACATCGAGCTTGGTGTTGTCACCACGCCGACTGATGTCACAGCAGACGGTGGCGGCATCACGCTGAAAGGGGCAACGGATCACACGATTGTTTGGACGAACAGCACCGACAGCTGGGATTTTTCTGAACACGTCAACATTGCCAGCGGCAAAGAATTCAAGATTGCCGGCACCTCTGTTCTGAGTGCCACGACCCTTGGCAGTGCTGTTGTCAGCTCAAGTTTGACCAGCGTTGGCACGATCACAAGCGGGGTCTGGAACGGCACGCAGATCGCAACTGCCTACATCGCAGACGATGCGATCACGGCAGATAAATTGGCGGACACAAGCGTCACTGCAGGCAGCTATACAACGGCTGATATTACTGTCGATGCGCAGGGAAGAATTACGGCCGCATCATCTGGATCTGCTGGCGCTGTTGACAAATTATCGGAGGGCAATACTGAGGCTGAGGTTGTAGATACGGGTTCAGATGGTCACTTTAAAGTAACAACTGAAGGCACTGAGCGATTCAAAATTGACAGTTCGGGCAATGTCCTGATTGGAACAACAACTGCTGGCGGCAATATGACCGTCAACATGGGCACAGACAAGAATATTAGCTTTACGGGTGGTGTTGGTGAGGTTGGAAGTGTCCCTGCGCTACAAGCAACCAATACAGCTGCAAGTGCGCTGGTGTCTATGGGTTTCCGCGCTACAGACTTGCGCTTTGCAACTGGAAGTTCCGAGCGGATGCGTATCGACAGCTCAGGCAACGTGGGTATTGGGACGACGAACCCTCAAGAAAAATTCGTCGTCAGTAATAGTGGAGCTGAAGGCGTTGAAATCACAGCAGGCGCTGCATCTAACTTAAACAAGTTTGTTCATTACAACAGATCTGGGTCAGTTTATGCGTCTACGCGAGTAGATGCTGCTGAACATATTTTTAGGATCGGCAGCTCTGAAGCGATGCGAATTGACACCTCGCAGCGGTTGTTGGTGGGGTCTTCTACCGCTCAGGCACATGCCAATATGGATGACCTTCAAGTAGGAGATGGAACTGGAAATAGAGGCATCACTATTTCAAGCGTTAATACTGGCTTTGGAAGCTTAGCGTTTGGCGATAGCACTGACGGCAGCGGTGTTGATAGGTATGCAGGACTTATTGAGTATTACCATAACGACGATTCTTTGCGTTTTGGAACAGCTTCATCGCAGAAAGCCGTAATCGACAGCTCGGGGCGGTTGTTGGTTGGTGCGAGTAGCACGTCTGAATCCGCTAGAGCAATTTTTCAAGGCAATAGTTTTTCTGGTGGTGGTGGATGTATTGTTAAATTGTCTAGGGGTAATGCCACTCCAAACGACGGCGGAGATCTTGGCAACCTTCAATTTACAGATTCAGGCCATGGATTTGCCGCAAACATATCTGCTAAAAGAGATGGAGGCACTTGGACTTCTGGATCTAGCCAACCCACAAGATTAGAGTTTGCCACCACAGCTGATGGTGCGTCTTCTCCGACGGAGCGGATGCGTATCGGTTCAGCCGGTCAAATCGGTCTTGGCGGTGCTAACTATGGAACCAGCGGTCAAGTCCTGACTAGCAATGGTTCTAGTAGCGCACCAACATGGCAAGACGCAGGTGGTGCGGACATTGCCACTCAGGCTGAAGCTGAAGCCGGAACTGATAACACAAAAATGATGACGCCACTTAGAGTGGCTCAAGCAATCGCCGCTTTAGGAGGTTCCGTGATTGAAAGCATTCAGAGGGGAACGATCAGCAACTCTTCCGACGTAACCAATGCCACAATTACGTCAGTGACGACATCCAAGGCGATGGTTCATCACCTTGGGCAGCGACATTCCAGTAACAGCACTGCAATCGCATTGAATACACTTAAGTTAAATTCAAGCACACAAGTTCAGGCAGAGAGAAGCAATGATTTTGGCACAGCTTATGTAAGCTATGAAGTGATTGAGTTCAAGTGATCATGAGCATGTTTTACTACATCCAAACTGACAACAACGGCTTGATCTTTTCTTGCTTTGAATCAACGAAGCAAGCCGCATCTGACCAGACTGAGCTGATCGCCGTAGATGCTTATGAACCCAGCTATTGCGGGCGCTACTACCTAAACGGTGCAATCGGTCCTGCTCCTCAAGCTGGTCACATGTGGCAGTGGAACGCTGACACCAGCCAGTTTGAAGAGGTCGCGATCCCCACAGAATGACGGAATCATCATTTCTGCAGGCACTACGCCTCGCGGAAAAGAGCCGACAAGAGCGCGTGCAGAAGATTGCTCAGTTGTTGTCTCAACTGCCGGATGACTTTGACTGGAATGAACTAGAGACGCTGCTAAGTGGGGAAATCTCTGTTGACGAGCCTTGACTGGCCTAGCGGAGTTTTTCGTTTACAGTGATTTTGCATCTATTCAACGATGGCTAACACCTACACCTGGAAAGTCGGTCAATGCGACCGCATTCTTGAAACCGGCGTCATCACCACGCTTCATTACACGGTGACTGCCGTGACTGAAGATGAGGTGTATTCCGCTGGAGCATATGGCTCAATCGGCCTTGAAGCACCTGACGCGGAAAACATGATTGCGTATGACGCTGTGACTGAAGCTCAGGCTGTGTCTTGGGTACAAGCTGCGATTGGTGGGGCTGACAAAGTTGCTGAGATCCACGCTGCTTTAGATGCACAGCTGACCGAGAAGCGCACCCCGACCACTGGCTCTGGAACGCCTTGGGCATGAAACGACCTGATCCGATGATCGCTGCTAAGCCTGGCGCGGAAGACGTGCAGGCTATGGCGGCTAGAACGCTGTGGCTTGAAGAGCTGTATTTCTTGGATGGCCGCGACCAAGTGTCACATCCCCAATATGGCCTGTTTACGGGTCTAGCTTTGAAGTATCAGAACTTGAATTCAACTGACGGGATCTGATGGCTAAGTCACTTAGCGGGCAAAGTTTTGTCCCTAGCAAGCCAAAAAAGACTCGTCAAGGGAATGGACAGCACTCGAAAGTGTCACACGGTAGGAAGAAGTATCGTGGACAAGGAAAACGTTAATTCTTCTTCCAATGATCAAAACTCTCATTGCGAGTGGTGTCGCCGTTTCAGCAGCTGCGCTGGCATCTCCTGCTCTCGCAGACGTCTATGTGAACCCTGAGTTCAATGGCGGCGCTTATGGCGAAGATTGGCTTGGTGGAACGCTGAATTTGGATGTTGGATTCGAAGGCGGTTCTGGCGCCTACAGCTATTACATCCAAGGCGGTCCTGCGATCGTGATGCCTGACGGTGAAGACCAAGAGTTTGAACTGGCTGGCAAGCTTGGTGGCTCTGTCGCTGTTAGTCCTAATGCTTCCGTATATGCGGAACTCAGCGGCATGACTGGCGATGAGCTTTCGGTTGGCACAAAGCTGGGCATGAAGTACAGCTTCTGAGCTATAACTCAGAGGAAAGCCTCATTGCTTTCTCACACAATGCAGGAGGCTCCCTTCGGGGGGCCTTTTGTTTTATCTGGAGTCATCATGCAAAAGCTTTTTAACGTGATGTCTGCCTCCGCTTTCATCATGAGCGGGGCAATGGTTGCCGGCTCGGTGTTGCTTTACACCCGGATTCCTGCACTTACCAAGCTCTACATCAGCGAGTTGAAGCTAGAGCTGACCCAGATGATCACTGACATGGTGCCTGGTCAGATTGATGAGGTGATGCCAGAGTTGCCTGCCAGTACCGGTCCGGCTGTGCCGTTCAAGCTTCCATGAGCGATCAGGTCAACTCACCAGCGCATTACACCAAAGGTCGCGTTGAAGCGATTGAGGTGATTGAGGATGTGGTGGCTGGCGCGCCTGATGCTGTGACCGGCTACTTAGTGGGACAGACCATGAAGTATCTGCTGAGGGCATGGCACAAAGGCAACACCATGCAAGACCTGCAGAAGGCCGCTTGGTATCTGAATCGTGCGATCGACAGGTTCAACGCCTAGGTGATCATCTTTGTCCCAGCCACGGGATCCTCTGGGTCATGTGCTTCCGGGCCGAAACCTTCTGCCTTGATCTTTGCCATGTCCAGTTCTGGCGCGGGTGCTTCTTGTTCCTTCTCAAAAGAAGCTAACCACTCGCGCAAAGCATCCCCGGTCGGCGTACCTTTCGGCCACTTGACCCATTTCAAAATGGCCTTTGTATCTGTAAACGGCCTGGCTGATGTGCCGCAAAGAACGGTGTAAACAATGGGCGGGCCTTCTCTTCTACGGTTGCGTTCAATCCAGAGCTGACCTGTTGTAAACCGTTCTGACTTCATGCCGGAGATTCCTGAGATTGGAGTAAATGCGATCGGCGTTCCAATGATCTCTGTTGGTCAGCCGATTCCAGCACCTGTTTTACCAGCGGCCCCGCCGGTTACGTCAGCACGTTTCCCAGTTATTGATATGCCTGGCTGCGTACGCGCCAGGATCACGCAAGGGAAAGGCGTTGAAACGTTTGAGGATGACCCACGTGGTGTAGTCACTTTGTGCGATGGGGCTGCGCCTGTTTTTGAGGCACCAGACTACAGGCCGCGTGACTTTACGTGGGTTCAGCCGCCAAATGCGCCAATAAAAAGGCCGGAGTTGGCGACTCCGACCGATAACCCTCTTCCAGAACAGCCGGCCTTGGCTACCGGCAAACCAAAGATGCCAACGGATCCGCCGTGTCCACCTTTTGGCGCAAAAGAAATCGGATCGTTTAACAAATTAGGGACAAAGATCCTCGCCGGGTATGAACTGCAGGATGGCAAGTGCGTAAAGATCTGGGACCCCGTTCCGGTGGGGCAGGTGTTCAACAACTACCTTCCGGATGCAGGCCCCACAATATCGATTGCGTTGACGGCTGCCTTTGCCACAACTGTGGCGATCTTTGCCAAGCCAATCGCGTCAATCCTGCAGAAGCTTGCCAAGCCTTTGACCAAGAAAGTGGTGAAGAAGATCAATCAGAAGCTTGGCCGTAAGGAGAAACTGGAATCGCTACAGGAACGGAGGTCTGCTCAGCGTCACCGGAATCAAGCCATTCGCGATCTGAGGCGCGCTTTGGGTAAATGATCTGATGCGTATGACCTTCTACGGGTTTGGGCTTGAGAACCACATCAGCACAGATGGCATAGAACGGTGAGGTTTTGGCAAACCCATACCCCTCACGCAGGGCTTTCGCACATGCGGTGAGCCGGCCCATCTCGTAGTTAAGTCGCTTATCGGCTAAGGCTTGTTCGTAGAGGGCAACTTGTTTGCGTTGTGCGTCCTTGCACAGGTTGATCGGTCCCCAGTCCAAAGGGACTGAGAAGGTTGCAGTGATGCCGAAATTGTTGCTGTAGTTCTGCCGGTAGCCTGTACGCATCGGCTTGTAAAACAAGACTTTGCCGGGGTTATCTGGAACGCCATCAGGTCCATCAATCCCTGTCTCTGGATCGAGTAGGCCAAAGTTGTCGCTATTGTCATAGACCGGCTCTTGATAATACTGATTGTCTGGCTTGCCAAAAGAATGCGTAGACGACACAAAGGGCGAGATGTTTAGCGTTGCCCCATCACATTGAATGCCACTGCCTACTGAATATCTGAGGTACTGTCCAGGCACAATTTGGACAGCCTGATTAACAACGGAGCCTGAAGAATTACTGACCGGAGATGCAGTTGCGCTTACCTGACTTGCAGCAGGTAGGCAATACAAAAAGCTGAGCGAAAAGGCTGCAACAGCTGCTTTCATTGGCTAAACGTGCTGGTGGAGTCGGTGACGCTTTCAATCAACGTCTCGCGGTCAATGGCAACCTTTTCGATCAGCCCAGGCCCGCTGTAGGTTTCCGCGAACTGAAAGGCTGCACCCGGAACAGTCTGCACCCAAGTTGAGCGACTCGAAAGATTTAAGTCCTTGCCGCCAGCCGAAGGGCTGACAACACCGCTGGTCGGCTGAAGGCCAGTGCCGCTCACGCTGTATTCAAAGCCCGTTCGATAAGACTCAGACCGGATGTTTTCTTTGACGACTGTCTTTGATTCTGTTCGAGACGTGACGATGCCTTGACTGAAGTTTGGAACGACTGGCACTGCCGCTGCCGGAGAGGCCAACAGCAGCAGGAAAATTAGCCGGATCACCGTACGGTCAGCTCACTGATGACTTGACCGATTGCCTTGGTGTTAGCTCCACCAGCTGTGACAGTGACAGCACCAGCAGTTGTAACTGTGCCAGCAAGATCACCTGCTGTTCCGGCTGCTGTTGAGGTCACGTCACCAAAAGCGGGAACCGCTCCAACCGTCGGGGCGGAGGTTGGGATGGTGTCACCAGCCATGTAGGTGTTTTCAAAAGAAAATGCAGCCCCGCTAGTTGCTTGGGAAGCAACAACAGGAGTCAGGGCATTGACGCCATTAGTGTGAGCGCCAAGACCGCCAATAACGCCATTAGTAGAGCCGTCAGTGGTGCTGATGCCTGAACCACTAACGCTGTAACTGTTGCCAACACGAACAGCCCGAGTAGAAGCACCGCCAACCTCCAGTTGTACTGAGCTTTGAATTCTGTGCGTTAAATCAGCACGGGCAGGCAAAGCAGCTGCCAATGTGATGCCCAATACCAAAAGTGTCCGGGTCATTTGATGCCAGCTTTGGTGTCTTTGTTATCGACAATAGTCGGCTTCTTATTTCCATTGCCATTGTTCTTGCGTTCGATGCCGAATGATGCCATCGCGCCTGTCAGCAGTGACGCCACGAACGTGTTGTCCATTTTCATCTGAGGGAAGATTCCCAAGTAAGAGGCAGTTAGAAGCGCGGCACTCCAAGCCAAGACAAGAGCCTTGACGATATCCGCCATTGAGACGCCTTCCTTTTCGTGATGATCGTCTGGAGTTTCTGCCATGAGACAACAGAGCTACGCTTAAAGGGTAACTAGGCCAGGCCAATGCTTCTAATCCTCAAGCCTGTGTTGATGACCATGTGGAAATCACGGGCATTTAAGGAGCTGATCGTCGCAATGTGCGAGAAAGTGGTTTCACGCACCGATAACGATTTAGACGACTTGGCTGTAAAGCATCTGCGTGAGCTTTTGCTGCCTGACACCAGAGTTGACCACTAGACCGTGTCCGGCATCATTCAAGTGACCCTGCTGCTCATTGCCATGGGGCTCGCGTTGTTGCCGTTTTTTGAGTGGTATAAGCCAGACGTGCCGCATCGCATGGCTGCCATCAAGCAGCTAGAGGATGCTATGCCCCCAGAATTATTGTCCGAGGATGCTGCCTGGTTTCAGGCGTGGAAAGCCAGCGGCATTGACCAGGAGGTGTATGTGCCTCGCTATTTCAGGCAGCTCGACCTCCCCGGCGGTGAACGTAAATGCTTCACGTCGGCCTCGGCGATGATCGCGGCTTTTTACAAGCGCGTGAATACGCAAGAGCAGTATGAGGCTGTGCTCAGGCCATTTGGCGACACAACCTCTGTCGGCGCTCACGTCAAAGCACTGACAAGCCTGGGGCTAAAGGTCAGGTTTACACAGACGGCTGACGCAGAAGACGTGATGGAGGCCATCGACGCTGGCATTCCTGTGATGGTCGGCTGGCTGCATCAGGGCAACATGCTGCGCGGTGAACCACCGATGTGCAGCAGCACAACTTGCGGGCACTGGTCGGTGCTTCACGGGTACTCAGGCCGTTACAGCAATGATCCAAGTTGGCTGATGTCAGACCCGGCTGGCCTGCCAGACATTGAACGGGGTGGTCACAATCCGGCGCTTTCTGGTTATCGCGTCAGCGTGCGGCAGGCTGCATTTCATCAACGTTGGCAAGATCGCGGCCCCAGGAGCGGCTGGGCCATTTTTGTTGAATCTGAGTGAGTCAGTTTTATTGGGTCTGGGCCTACATCAGCGCCTTCTGGACGACGGTTGTTGTGCAGTGCGCCAAGCCTGTGAACTGGGATCAGTGCTCACAGGTCAATGACTGGCTTGTGCCGTGGGTGCGGGATGTGACTGAGATGCACCAAAAAGGCGCCTATGCGTCTGAAAAGGAAATCCTGGGGCAAGCTAAGTAGAGTCGCTTTTTGCGTTTTCAATATGTCGGTTCTGTGCGATTGGGAGATCAAGGCAAGGTGTCAAAAAAGCCAAATGGTCGCCCCTTTCGATGCAGAGCTGTTAAACCCGGCCAGCTTGGATCTGCGGCTGGGTCTGCATTTGATGGTCGAAAACATCTGTGACCCTGAGCTGATCCGCGTTGACATTTCAGGCAGGACAGAGGATGACCCGTTCATGCTGCAGCCGGGTGAGTTTTGCTTGGCTGAAACACTTGAGCTGTTTA